TATGTTCCTGGAGTTCCAAATACAACGGTTCTCCAACCGTCAGCAGCAAATCGTTTTGTTAATTCCATCACGCAAAGCTCAGCTCCTCCAACTCCGCTTTCTTCTGCAATTTTAGGATGCCAGGCTTCTGGAATTGGTGGAATATAAAAACAAATACTTTTTTCTGGTTTAGTTCCTCTTAGTCTCTTCCTTTCATCTTTTGAATCGTCCTGTTTTCCTTCTTCATGATTTTTTAAAATTTTTATTTTTTCATCTAGTAATCCACTAGGAGGATTCCAATATTTTTTAGCTTTTCTGTAGTCTTTTATTGCTTGATTGAATTCTCCTAAATGTTCTTCTGCCATTCCCCTAAGAAAATAGGGATAAAATGTAGTATTCATAGTTTCGATAGCAGAAACTGTTATTGGCTTGGAAAGTTTTGTTGCAACATCAGCAAAAGCTTTCATTCTAGGATAATCTTCTAATTCCATGCAGCTTTTTGCTGCTCCAATATATCCATCCGGCCACCCAGGATATATAGCAATACAGTCTAAATCAGAATTTATAGCTCTTGCATGATCACCTTTCATTCTATAAAGTTCCGAAATTCTTATTTGTGCCAGATAATAATCATCATTTATTTCTCCAGAGAGAGCTTTATAATTTTCGAAAGCAAGAATAGCTGCATCTGCTAGTTCTTTCTTCTTAGGTCCCATTGATTCGGCGTCTGCTTCCGCCATTGTTTCTCCTGCAAAATAAAAGAATGCGCGAGGTTCTTCTGGATTTTCCTTGACCCATTTTGCAATTATTCTTCTATTTCTTTGACGAGCTCCACGATCTTCTCCGCTTTTTCTTTGATGTTCTATCCACAAATCGTTTCTTCTAGAAAATTGAATTCCAGGTTCGCCCGCACATACTTCATGAATTGGATATTTCCATTCCCACTTTGCGGATGTTGATAAAATTCTTTCACGCCACTGTTCTACTACAACTTTTCCTGAAGATGGTTCTATAGCATAATCATATCTGACAAAGACTCCTTTAGAATAAGGATCTATATCTAAAAGAATATCTTTTAGAGTTTTTCCGTCTTCAACTCTAAAAATGTCATCTGAATCAACCCACATAATCCAATCAAATTTATCTTTTGGAACCATATTAAATGATTGGTTGCGAGCTAGAGCAAAATTATCATCCCAAACAAATTTCTCAATAGTGATAGGGATATTCAGAATATTCAATTCAAGCGTAAGAGATTTATAGCTCTCTTCGTTTTTGCCATTATAGGCAATAAAAATTTCATCCACATGTAGCTCTAATGAATGAAATAATCTAACTATCTCGTCTGCATGATATGCGTCCCCAAGAATTAAGCACGCAGCTACCGCAACTCTATTCTGTGTTGTCAATTTCTTCCTCATCGTGTTTTACATTGCGTCCAAGAATAATATTGAAGAATTTTCTTAGTCCGCTTCTTTCATCATCTGTAAGATTAACATCGCTCAGTTTTTGTTGTTTATTTGATTGATCAATAATTCCTTCGATTGCTCTATTTTTAAAGTCAAGATCGCGTTGTTCCGTCATCTCCTTTAGTCTTCTTTCTAGGGCTTTGTGAGTAAGAGTGGGAATACCAAGTTCTTTCAATACCGCAATCATATCTACTTCTGCTATTTCTCCACGAGAGTTTGCTATACCGCCAATGATTAATCTTAAAGTTTCAACATCCTTAGGGTCAAATCCTGTAGTAACTTTAGTACAACTTGGCCCTCCAGAACCATAATTGGCTTCTAAAAGTTGAGGAATCATATATCTATTAATAAGATCGTCAATTTCTTCCATCACGACTGCTTGAGATTCAAAGAATATATCTCCCATTTCTTTAGCAACATTTCTAGAACTCGTTCCTCCGCCACCCTCAACGAGAGCTTGTTCGGGAATTAAAATTGATCTAAGTTTTTGAATATCAAGATATTCAAAGGCTTCATTGAGAGCATTAAAGTTGGCTTCAGATTTTAATTGTTCTACTGCCCATCTTCTTAGAGATGTTGCTCTTTCATCGGCTGCATTTCTTACAGTATCTCCAGGAATGGCGGCGTTTGCACCACTTCTAAGTTGTTCAGCAAGATTAAGAGCTTCAGTTCCTAAGTCAACTGGATTACCTTCAATGTCAAACACGTCTTCAGTTGGATAGAAGACCATAACTGGAGGGTCGCCCCATTTTTCAAATGCTCTGTCTGAAAGACCAAACTTATACCAATAACTCCACCAAAATCTATACGCATATCCAATTCTTGGATATCCAAACAAACTTCCAAATTCAGAATCTTTTTCGTTTGTGGCCCAAAGCGCCCAATCTAATGGAACATTTGCTGGTCTTCCCGTTCCTCCTCCAAACGAAAACGAACTAAATGAAGAAAATCCAGGAATAAAATCTATGCCAACGAATTCACCTTTTGAATTAAATTTTGGTCTTGCATATCTCGGGTTAAGAGGAGTGAATGGTTTCCATACCAAAGCTTTAACATTCTTATCTGGCCATACTTCTTTGTCTTCATTTGTTTCCGGGTCAATATATGTCCAATCCGGCTGTATATATTCAAATCTCTTAATAATTGGACTAAATCCATAATCAAAACAATTTGCCCACGCAAGAATAAAGCGACCATATATTCTTCTCAAAGCATAATCTATAAATGCTGCTCGCTGAGGATCTGTGGACTCAATATGCCAATGTGCTCTAACAAGAGGAACTTTACAAAACAAAAGTCCAAAAGCTAGAATAGGATCGCGCCTCATTTGTTCTAATTTATTTAGAGGAATTTTCGTAACATTAAATGGTTGTCCAAGCCACTCTGCCATATCTCCCCACTGAACCCACGACTCTGATTGTGTCTGTGTCGTTACAAATTTTCTATCTTGTGCTAATCTGGCCGCAAGTTTCTTTTGTCTTTCAACAGACGCATTACTTTTGATTGAATCAATCAAATTAACCATTTTGCCTACTTGTGAATAATCGACATTAGTCATCTAAATCCTATCCGCGAGGTAAATATCTTGGCGCACTACTTTTAACCACACTTTTAATTATATGTTTTTTTGCTCCATATTTAGGAGTAGTTTGTGTCTTTGAATGTCTATTAATATATTTTATGTTCTCCATAGCATATCTAAAATCTGACATTGCATGATTAAAATCGTCAACTGGCTCTTCCGGTTCATCAATTTGTCCTGGCTTTCTTCTTTTCCACGGCCAACTTTCTATTTCAAGAACAAACATCGGACATTTTTTAACATCTACAAAAAATTTATCATCTTGCAAAAATGTCGTACAAGTTTTAATATGTTCTTTTACTTCTCTTGTTACATAAAATACAGTTTTTAATGGTGGGTTGTGAGTAGCCCAATCTAAACGAGCGGCTTTCGCTGCAATATCTGCAAATCTTTTCTTTACTCTAAACTTGGGATACTTTCTCTTCCATCCTTCTTCTTTTTTAATTACCATATTAGCTAATTCATTATTTCCTATTTCCGCTTTATAAATTTCATCAAAACACACTACTGTTCCTTCTGTTAATCTTTTTATTGGTTCTTCTGTTCCTTCTTGATCAGACCCGTAAATAATTATATCTTTATTCAATACTTGATACCAGTGAACCGCATGAGGATTGGTTCCTCCGTAATCGGTTGATGAATATATATCGCCATTATCAGGATCGGGTTCATAAAATTTTATTCCATATCTCTGCTTGGTAAACATAGGAAATATGAGTCCGCCGACTTCCGGCTTAGAACATTCCTTTTGAGCTTCCCATGTATCTCTATCATTTTCTAAAAACTTTTTATGAATATCCGAAAGCGAGGTAAATCCATTTGATCTAGCAAGCTTTCCCTTACAAACATCGCTAAATCTTCTAGGAGATTCATCATCCCATGTTCCTTTTACAACAGTGTGACAAGAGCATTTTTCTTTTTCAGGTAAATTTGGATTAGTAATACGACAATTTGGAACTTTTTCTGCTACTTCAAACACGCACCATGTATATTTTTTATATGCAGGCTGAAATCCATTTCTTTCTGCTTCCTCTATTTCCTCAACCAATTGCTGCATTGGTCCATGAGCCCATTTTCTAGTTGAAGTGATCCAATCTTGAGCTTTAATTTCTCTTACTATTTCTTGTCCATTTTCATTTATTTCCACAAATTTTGTCGAAGAAGAGATATTATTTGCTTCTTTAAACACTTCAGCGTCCATAAGTTCAACTTCATCTCTATGAAGTTTTGGCCCATGTGGACCATTAACAGCAGAAATAGTTCCAGGAAGAATTTCTACTGTAGACCCATTAGTAAATTCCGTTTTTTGTTGAGTAGTTTTAGTTATACTCGGATGTTTATCAATACTTGGAACTTTTCCGTGGTATTTCAATAGTTTTTTTAAGTTCTGATATGCTCTATCTGACTGTGCCCAAATACCACCAACAGTAATACTTTCACATCCTGGTTTAAAAAGGCTGTTCAAGAGATGAATAAGAGCGGAAGCCATAGTTTTGCCTCCATCTCTGGAGGCAACAGCAATAGCAGAATCTACACGCTCAAAATATATATCTGCTACAAATTCAAAAGGAGATTGATGATCATCGCAAACAGCAACTCTAGGTATATTCAAACCTAAATTATCTTTTATCCATTTATGTAATTGGTCGTCTGTTTGTGGGCCGAGAGTCTTATTCTTCTCTATAAGGAGTTTCAGATTCTTCGCCAACTCTATCTGTTTCTCCTTTGGTAATTTCAATAAGCTCTCCCTCGATAAACGGAAGCTCGATGATTCCTTCATTAGTTAATTCCATTAGTTGATTATAAATTAGCTCGGCTAGATCATGTCCTCTCATTTCTTCTAGATGAATCTCTTCCTCTATTTGTGCTATTCTCTCTTTTTCTTCTGTATCTAGAAGCGTTTTTGCGGCGGATATTCTATTACCCTCTTTTCCGTCTCTAACAATTTCAATAAGACTGTCAAATATAGCTTGACCTTCATTTGCTACTTGTTCGGCAACTATTTCAGATGCTCTTCTTTTTCTAGGCCGTCCTTGGCCTCTTCCTCTCCCTCCAAAGCGTCCCTCTTCAACAAGTTTTAGAGCAACTTCTCTTTGCTGCTCTCTTCTTTCTGGAGTCCAATCACTAGTCATATACAATAGTTTAACTGATTTTATAAGTCTAGACATTAAAAAAGGGCGTAATTACCCTTAAACCTATCTAATTTTTCCTTTATCTATTTTATTTTTCTTCTATTGTTTTTTCTTTTCTCTTTGATTTTTCTCCTTTAGACTATTTCTTCGGATTCGTTTCGCTAACGCTCAACTCATCCTTAGAAATAGTATGTTAAGCCAAATTTTAATTTTGTCAAGGGTACGAGCGCAAGCTTAATGAAACCTTAACACAAAGTCCACTACGTGAATCTGCTATCATGAGTTATCACTTAAATTTGGACGCGAAAGGACGCGAATGGATTGGGAAAGACAGTTGATTGACTCTATTGCTAAGACGGGACAAATTAGTAATTTAATGTCAGAGGGGATTAGAGAAGATCATTTTGAAAACGAAAGTAATGGAGAAATTTTTAAGTTTTTAACAGAGCACTATAGAGAATATAAGATTCCGCCAATTTTTGACACAGTACAAGCGGAATTTCCTTTACACGCTTTTGAGCCAACAGGAGAGTCTGTTCAATTTCTTATTGATAAATTTAAGAAACAAGTCTTAAGAAGATATGCGGCCGAATCTTTAATAGACATAGCTGAAAAATTAGATGATCCAAAAAATGAAGAAGATATTGATTCTTTATTTATGGAACATTCTAGGAGATTAGCAACTGTTTTGCCAAAAGCAAAACTTCACTCATTCAAAGACATTGAGCATAGAATTGCCGAATATGAAAGATGGAAGCCAGAAGATGATGTTGGAATCAGAATGGGAATTCCAGCAATAGACAATGTTACGCTTGGAATTCAGCCTCATGAATATGTAACAGTCTTTGGGCGAACAGGAATTGGCAAAAGCATTTTGTCTCAGTGGATGTTGTTTAATGCCTGGATGCAAAATAAAACTCCAATGTATATATCTTTAGAGATGGAAGCCAATGCTCTTTTTCGAAGATGGGATACAATGTTAACTAATTTTGAATATAATGATCTTAAAGGTCATTCTCTCCGCGAAGAAAAAGTGGCGCTTTGGAAAGAAAGAGCAAAAGAAGTAATTTCTAGACCAAATGATATTATTGTTATGGATGATGTTCGTGGGTGTACTGTTGACAGAGTTTATGCTGAACTTACTCGTTGGCAACCAGATATTCTATGCATTGATTATATTACTTTAATGAGTGTTAGAAGCTCTTATAAACAGTCTTGGGAGAAAATAATGTATTTAACTCAAGAGCTAAAACAAATTTCCAGAACACTCAATATTCCCATTATTGGAGTAGCGCAAGCAAATAGAGACTCTTTTAGAGAAGGAACTTCTTTAGATAATATTGGGGGAAGTATTAGCGCTGTTCAGGATGCAGACTTAGTGTTTGGTCTTCATTCAGACGAAGAAATGAGAGAAGATAGACGAACCGAATTGAGACTGCACAAAAATAGAGACGGAATTGTTGGAAACTTCAATCTCTACTGGAAACCTGATACTATGGAATTTGGCCCATATGATGAAACAAGATTACTAAAGAGCAGAATGGAAGATTTCTTGCCGGACAACGAAGACAAAACAAGTGATTTTTATATGAATCTTGTTACCCAGGTCAAGTAAAATTAGTAGTTCATTGAAAAATTTTTAAAGGAGAATTATGACTGTATCTGAGAGGGAAGCCTCTTTTCAATTAGATGACTTGGGACAAGATGTATTTAAAAGATCATATGCTATGGATGAGAAAGAAACGTGGGAGCAAGCAGCTTTAAGAGTTGCAGAACATGTGGCGGCGGCAGAAGAAGGAGATTTAAAAAGAAAATGGCAAAAAAGATTTTTTAAAGAAATAGTTCAAAATAGATTTATGCCAGGAGGAAGAATATGGTATGGAAGTGGAAGACCTAAAGCGCAATTACTCAATTGCTTTGTTGTCCCTAT